ATGGCGCTTCAATGTCAATTTTCTTCTTCATATCACATTCAAACGACACGGGCAAATGCGTCGAATTTGTGAAATATTCTTTGTCTGTCACGTTTTTAACGATGCCAAACTCTTCGCGTGCCTTCTTCAAAAGTGTGTAACAAGCGGATTCTGCAGGCGTAGCAAAGGTAGAAAAATTCAAACCATGCTTTTCTGTGGCCGCATCTGTTCTCCACCGAATTTCTCGGATAATTTCCTGTCCAATCTCCTGCGCATCCTTTGATTCGCCGTGATGATGCCCGGTAAGCACTTGCAAGCACTCAGCAAGTCCGACGAAACCAACGGCAAGTGAACCATGTTTTACCATGTTTTCCACGGTATCATCAGGGTTTAACCCTTCATGTCCCATATACCATTGACCAACAAATGGAATATCTTTTACGCGGAAGTTTTTGACTACTTCGTATCGTTCCAGAAGTTCCCAGATAGCATCGGTGACAGCTCTAAAAAGGATTTTGTTAAAGGCATAACGAAGGTCAGTCTCTTTGCCTTCCTGATATTCCCTTCTTGCCTCCAATGCCAGATACGGCAGGGAAATCGTGTTGAAGAACAAATTCCCCCTTGCGTCCGAGCCGTGATGTCTTTTGTCCGCATTTACATTTCCCCGTACGGCTGTTCTGCATCCCATAGTGCCAATGTCGGCAAGTTCCAATCCATGATAGGCATTGCTGTCCGCAAAAACAAACCTTGGCTGTATACGCTTACCGACGCACTCAATCGCCAGTTCTGTAAGATCAAAGTTTGGCTCTCCTTCGTGCAAATTGATGCCATCTTTAAGGCGATAGCACAGATTCGGGAAAATGGGATTCTCGCCGTTACCCAACCCAGCCATATATGCCTTGAAAAGATTGCGGCTTATCATTCGCGCATCTTCGGAAGTGTCTGTTCCAAAGTTCACGCTTGAGAAGGTCACTTGTGCGCCAGACCTGCTACGCATGGTATTCATGTTATACACGAAAGCTTCCATTGCCTGATAGACAGCTTTCTCTGTAGCTTCCTCTACATCTTTTGCTCCGTTACGCAACTGCCATTCACGCTCTTTATCGACATACGGTGCAAGGTCGGTGTCAAAGTTAAGGGATCCTTGGCCGCCAAACATATCATTTTGACTGCTTTGCAAAATAATGCACGCCAATGCCACGGCAGAACCAATGCGTTTCGGGGGACGAATATAGCCCACGCCATTGTCAAAACCCTTCTTCAACATTTCACCCAAAGGATTGAAAAAGCAATTCCACGTTAAGCCGTAATACCCCAGGTCATGAATGTAAATCCTGCCCTTTTGATGGTTCTCTGCGTGTTTCGGAGACATCTTTGAAAGAAAATATGGCTTGCTTACACTTTCCGCAATGCCATACATCTTGCTTGCAGCGCTGTTCTGCGTGTTTGCATTGTCGTTGTTCATCTCTTTTACAAGGGATTCAATGCCCTTCATGATGCTCGACTTTGCCGTACGCGCTTCTGTCCTCTTTTGCCGATAAAGGATATACGCTTTAGCTGCATTGGGGGAAACGCCCATAAACACTTTTTCTACAGTGTCCTGGATTTCTTCTACCGTGATGTCTGCGTTCTTTTCAAGTCTTTCGCAAGTTAGCTTTGTAACCCACAAAGGCAGGTTCTTGTTATGGTCATAGTCTCCGTCGTAGTTCGTTGCCACATAAGCGTTCGTCACTGCGGCTAAAATTTTCCCTGCGTCGAAAGGGACGTGTTTGCCGTCTCTCTTGATAACAGTGATATGTCCCTTGTTCAATCTATCTATCGCATTCATCTTTTGCTCATCACTCCTTATATATTCTGAAAATATGGATTATCCTATAGATAACCTTGTCTACGCTATGTTCGTACTTAGTTTTCAAGGTACCCAGCATCACCAAAGGAACGTAGAGTATTCCTAATACTATATACAGAAACTTTCCCCATAACGTAAGTTTTTTCAAGACAGATTTCGCGTCGCCAAACCCTTGTTTCATGTCATGGTGTAAGTAGTTCAAGAATGAGCCAGAACTTAAGAGGTTTCCTTCAAAAACCCACAGACCTCTCTCCTTGTCGCACAAACCCTCGCATCCGTATGCCTCTTCAAACTCTTCATCGAACTCTACTGCATACCTAGAGAGAACCGGAGACGAAACACCCTTTACTGTGCCCCAGCCCAACTCTTTATGAAATACCCTGTCGCCAACTTTATACTTCAACGGATTCTCTCTCCTTTTCCAGTTTTTTCATGTAGGAGATGAGTATTTTCATCAAGGCTTGTCTTATTTCTTCATGCACGCTCTCTTTTTTGTCAATTTTTATTGTTTGTTCAAAAGAATCTCCTTTGCTAACCAATGACAAAAGGTACGTTGCATCTTTTTCCGACAACAGATCTAGGATAAATTTCCTGATTTCACATACCCTCTTTTCCAATTCCTTTGTTTCCATCATACGCCCCCCCTTAGAATACCTCATAGGTAAAATCATCGGGGACAACATGACGTGCAGGGTCAATCGTGATTCCTGCCTGCGCCAGTCGCCGCCAGTATGCATATTGTGCCGCCTTGTTCATGTCCTTTTCTGCATCGCCCTTGTACCCTGCACGCAAACGGTATTTCAGGATATTACCCAGGAGAAACCCGTCAAACCCCTTCGATGTCATTAGTGTCTGCATAATTTCAATTGGCTGCCGTGCAGATACCTTGTAGTGATTTTGGTTCTTTGCCGTTTCGTCGCTCATTGTTTTCCTCCTTTTACACGAACAATTGCGTCCGTGGCAACCTTCATGATGTAGTCTGCGTTTCCTACCATGACAGCAAACGGACGATGCATTTCATCGACAAGTTCACTGACAAACCGCGACAGCACAACCTCTTTATCTACATTGCACTGCTCTGCAATCTCCTCAACGAAAATCATTGTTGCACCTGTCAAAGCCTTAACTTCCTTATCCATTTTTTCACTCCCATGAAATCTCAATAAACTGCGCATCTTTCTTTTTCACGGTATATCCTTTGTCTTTCAGGATTTTCAGCATTTCTTCCGTTACCTGCTTCTTCTCGAACATGCACTTGCTTTCTCCGCTACTTGCCATATCCTGAATTGTTTTAACAACATAATCATCAAGGTAACGGCGTGTCAGTCCTCTTGCTTCGTCTGCGTTAATCACATTCCCACCCCACAATCACATTTCCGCACTTATCTTTTTCCACGGAATAACCCTTTTCTTTCAGTTCTTTCAAGGAAGGAATCGTTTCCAAAGAACTGAATTCCTCACTGTAATACCCTTTGTCTGCTTGTGCTTTAAGACGACGAACAAAATTATTTGTCCTCGCTGCATCTGCAATTCCCTTCATTTCTTTTGCACTGATTAACATTTGCACCTCCTTGCGCATAACGTGCAGGCACTTTCGCACCCACAGTCTTTCAAATACTTCCGGATGCCACACGGCTTCTTCTTTCGTTCGTAATCCATAGGATAAGTCAGTTTTACTTGCGGCTGTCTTGCGTATTGCAGTTTCACAGGACGGCGCAAAAGTTCTTCCAGGTTGATTGTTTTTGCACGAGAGGCAATGGCCTTCAAGCGTTTGGACACATTCCCCTGCGTCATTTCCATGGCTTTTCCTATTGTCTCTTGTGATTGCCCCTGCGATACCATGACGACGATTTTCCAGTCCGATGCCGACAAACGGGATCTCAGCACTGCCATTGCCCTGAGCAATTTTCCCTGTCGTTCCTTTTCTTCCACGATTTCCGATGGCTCTAACGGCATGTCCATGTAATCCACGGGAAGAAGGAGTTTATCCTTCTTCCACATGTCAAAATCAAGTCGCCGTTGTAAGGTCGTGTCCGTGATTTTCCCTTCATCGTAGTCCGAAAGGAATTGTTGTAGCATATCCTTCATACAGTTACGCTCACGGCAAGTATCTTCGCCTGCTCTTTCGACGGAATGGACAACTTACTGCCAAAGTATTTGCATCCCAGTATCTTGCTTGTAGGATTAAATTGCCGTCCCGTTGCCTCCTGCGCCTCTTTGTACTCGATGAATCTTACCTCATTAGAATACAGGTGCAAATCTTCGAATAACTGCTTTTCGTCCGTAGTGGAAACCGTGAGAAGATACCAGTCTCCCTCATTGTTGTAGTCAATGAGTAGGCACAGCACCTTATCGTCCACTGCTTCCAAAGCCTCCCCTGTTTTGATTGCGCAAGAACCGCACGGAAGTAATCGGACGTAAGTCATCGCGTTTCACCAAACGAAACTGACAAATCCTGTCGCCCTTGTGAATTTCCCCTGATTTCAAGGAAAATGCCGGGAACCGCCAAACATCATCATCTCCGCAAAAGTCCCCGTCAATAATGCCCATGCTATTAGTCATGATAATCCCGTAGCGTTCAAATGTAGAAGAACGGGGGAGAACATGTGCTTCATAGCCCTTTGGAAGCATCATAGAAACACCCAGGTCAACCTTGAAAGATTCAAGAACTCCGTATTTATAATCCTTGGCAGCCTTTAAGTCGATCCAGTCTCCGTGCTTTTCCATTTCAATCCCCCGGGCGTGATAAGAGACAAGAATTGCTTCATCCTTGATTTCTCTTACATCGTCAACGGGGAACCATTCGCCTGTGATGTCGTTCTCATGCTCTCCTATGAGATATACAACTCCCTCCGGAGTAGCACTTGTTTCCAAGATGTGTCCAATGAATCCCTCCGGCATATTCTCGTGTTCACTTTTCATAATCTGTACTTTCATTAGCATACCCCCAATGTAATTACATGGTCTAACGTAGAAATCACATGGCAAAACTCTCGCCATTCCGGCAATCTGTGTGCATTCCGCTGATGGAAAATTGTCTTCAATTGTGCGTAGTTCGTTGTAATTCCTCGAGTTTGAATGAATCCCTCCGGCAGATTTGCCTTGATTTTCAGGAAGTTCTCCTCGTTCGGGTTTGTGTTGTATTCCTCGATAATCTCCTCGATTACACGGAGAATCCGCTTGTCTACGTGGGAATCAACGGAACGTGCAATGTCAGTCTTTGTAATGCAGTGCATTGTTGACTGCGAGGAAATAGATTCTGCGAAATGGTAAGTGTCCCATTCGTGCCAAAAATAGCGACTTGCTGTAAGGTCAAAGGAAACAAGGATGCCACGAAGGAACTTGTCATGACCTGCGCCGATAGGGGTGTTTCCCAAGCGACTTCCCCGGGCAAGCATCTTTTCCAGCTTTTCTTTTTCAATGCGTGCTCGCATGGGGTACCCCGATGCCCGTAAGGCATGTTCTATGTTGTAAACATTGATGTTGTCAACTCTAAGCAAATTTATTCCTCCTCGTAACAATCTGTGATTTCTGCGCTGAGATAGTCAATGTCATTCAACTCGGTGTCGTCCATTTTATTCAGCGCTATTTCATAGGCCTGTTCATATGTTGGCGCACTGACATAAATCAGGCCTTTTGCTGGGGCAGTTACCGTAAATACATAGTTGCGCATTAGACCGCCTCTATCAAAGGCAAGTAACCGTGCTGTTTCAGCAAGTGATACAAAAACAACCGCCCTTTTTGCGTCCAGTAAACTGTCGCGATAGGATATTTGTTCCCCACGGTATCACAGTAGGTATGCGTTCTTGTCATGGTGTAACCTTGTCTTACATGGGGTTCGCAAAGAATCCAAACATTTCCTTGCCTGACCTGTACGCCTTTTTTGCAAAGGAAGTCATTTATTTCTTTTTCCTTCCACCCGTAATCCTCGGCAATCGCGGAAATAGGCAAAACGCTTTTGCAGTTCAATATAGCGTCATAATAAGATGTTCTGGATAACATCTCGGAAATCTGCTGCTTTTGTACGGAGTTTTCCGTTGTCAGAACCTTGTTTTTCTTGCGCTCATCACGTAAAGCAATGAGCGCTTCAATTACAAGGTCAGGATTCGCAATGATTTCCTTTACGGTATACTTTTCCATTATCTTGCTCCTTTCAGTGTGTATTCCTGAGAAATTACCTTGAATGACAGGCGATTTCCCGGGAAATCCGGCATTTCAATGTTGTCCGCCGGACGAAGCACGATTCCTTCCCGTCGACGCCTTCTGTTCAGGGCAGAGGCTCCGTCAGCCAATGTAACAATCTCGTCTACATTGTTTGGAAGAAGTACGTAGGGAAGGTACGGAACAGTTTTAATATGATAGTCAAAGCAGAAATGCAGGACGCTATCAGGACGGAGGTATTCTCCCCTTTTCCTGTCGTAAATATCAAACACATACAGCTGTCTGCCCAGAAGTTCCAAGGGATTCCCCTGTATCTTCGTTCCGCACAGCTCCCCTTGGAATACAAGGGAAGGGAACTCTTCCAACACAGCGGGAATCGGGGTATCTTCAACGGCAGCCCAGTAAACAGAATCCCGTTCCAAGTCCCTCTTCCTGCTGCACACATGAAGCCCATCCTTGCCCATATAAGCGGTCACGGAAGTACCGTCCAGCTTCTCTGTGACGATAAACATCTTTCCGTTCCACTTCTTTACGACTTCGGGGATATTCTGTATCCTAACTTCGTCTGTCCTGGGAACGAATCCGGGAAATTCACCTCTTGTCCCGGCAGGAAAGTTGTTCGGACGTTCGTATTTCTGAATTCCGATAGCCTGTGTCAAGTCCGTGCCGACTTCCTCGTTCCCGGTGTAAGGCAATGCCAATCCCTGACTTACCACGCCACGAATCTTTTGTAGCTTGATATGCCGATGACTTCCCAGGAATTCAAACTGCGGCGTATCGGGAACAATGCTGTCCGTTTCAATGTAAAGGCACTTGTCGCCTGCACGAAAATCCCCCTTTTTAACTACGACATGGAACCCCTGAACCGTAGCCAATTCAATTCTGTCCGCATTGACAATCGGCGATAACTTTCGTATTACCTGGACACTTGCAAGCTTTCTCATAATTTCACTCCATTTCACAAAACACGATTTTATCCGGCAAAATTCCATGGCAAAAGAACCATGATTGAAACGGCGGAGAGTATTTGCTGTTTTCCGGATGCTCATAACTGGAAAAGAACTTTGCCCTTCGATT